GAAGAATATAGAGTTTCCTGATTATGTCGGAGAAACTCATGGCATGCGGTATTTAAGTAATTACAACTCGAGCGTAATGATGTGGAAAGATGGGACTGTTCATCATATATGGGAGCACTTTCAATCAAATCCAGATTACTTCATGGTTAAGTATTTTGGTGACGACAGGTTCTTATGGCACGAAGATTTTAGATTTAATTACTTTCCGAAAGGTGAGATATATTCGTTCGTATATGGCGCAGACTATTATGGTATAGATGACCACAATAAATCTTTCTGGTATAGACCAGACTATACTATAGCATTACTAAATGGGTTAGACCAGTTTCCTGGAGCAGATAAAGAATATGATGAACTTCGTATGCATTAAGTGGGGTGATAAGTATCCCGCCAAATATGTGAACAATCTTTACAACATGGTAAAGAAGAACTACCCCAACCTGTTTACATTCACGTGTTATACTGATGATACCGATGGTTTAATTTGCGACACTGCGCCTATACCAGACGATGGTATTCTACATCCAAAATATTGGTTTGGTAAAGAAACCTTCTGTTTTGACCGAGCAAAGTTCTTAGTATTTAATTCACACAACTGGTTGGGGTACATAGGTGACTGGTGCTATTTTGATCTTGACCTTGTGATCCAAGAAGATATATCTGACATTGAAGAACTTGCTCAGAAACCTCGTATAATTCAATGCCGCTGGCAACCACAATCACAGAAACATGACAGACTGTTTATTGATACTCGAGGAACATTCTACAATTCTAGTATGATGCTTTGGCCTGGTAAATCATGCGAACATATCTACAACGATGCCATCGAGAATTCCGAATCGATATTTAAAACTTTCTTCAAGGGGAGCGATAATTATCATTACTGGAGACAGAGGGATTTCTGGAAAGACATTCCAGGCGGATGGATTTATTCTTGGAATCGAGGAAAGCATTACCCAGATGATATTGAACGATTTAAGTTTCGATCCGATGCCAAGATTTGCTTATTCAATACGGATAATGTTCCCCATCCTTCTGCTAAAGAGCAAATTAAGTTATTGGAATGCGAACATGAAGACATTCTCAGATTGTGGAACTGCGAATGAGAGTTAATTACGTTTGCTGTAAATGGGGAACAAAGTATTCCGCTGAGTTTGTCAATCGTCTTTATCGAATGGCAAAGAAGCATACCCCAGATAATTTTGAGTTTCACTTCTATTGCTACACAGATAATAGTGAAGGGTTTGACACTGAAATTAAAGTCATCGACTTCCCAGACATTCCTGACATCCACCCAAAATACTGGTTCGGTTCTGAGGATTTCAAATACGGCATGGCACGTTGTTGGGACAGACCAAAGACTTTTATCTTCAACACCCACAACTTCGCAGACGATAAACCAACTGGCAGATTTGTATTCTTCGACCTCGATGTTATCATACAAAATGATTTGTCGCCAATCATCACTTATGACCTAGAGAATCCTACCAAGTTGCGCTCGTGGTGGCAAGATCCGAGACCGATGAAGTCTCGCAACTTCAAACTTTCCCATGGCGCATATACTAATGGTAGTTGTATGGTGTGGTCAGATGATCAGACAGAGTGCATCTGGCAGGATGTGCTAGAACATCAAGAACGTATTTGGTTCACGTTCACCGATGGAACTGACAACTATCATAGTTGGCGATGGGGAGACTTTAGCGATACTCCATTATGGAAACATTTTCCAAATACCTTTGCTTACTCTTACAATCGCGGACGCGACTGGGATTCAGGCGACCTTGAAGTCGGTATATATAGAAAGGACTGTATTGTGTGTGTTTTTAATGTGGATTTACTTCCATTTACAGACAACAGCAGAGGGAAAGTGAAGCAGGAATCGCTTGTTGATCCTGATCTCTTAGAACATTGGAATGTATAATGATTAATATTTACACAGTAAAGTGGGGATTCAAATATGATTCGGAAGATGTCAATAAAATTCTCGAACAATGCAAACAACACATTACAACAGAATTTAATTTTTATTGTTTGACCGAACATTCTGGTGGATTAAGTCCAGAAATTAATGTCATCCCATTACCCGAGGATAACTACTACGAAAAATGGTGGAATAAGTTATATCTTTTTGACCGAAATGTTGTTAAGCAAAAAGGAGAAAAACTTTTTCTAGATCTTGATATCGGTATTCAAAACAATATCGATTGCATCGTTGATCATGATCCGGAAGACGGTTTAACTTTTGTTCGCACTCATTGGCATAACATGAAGAAAATGAAACAAGACACCCAAGATATTCCGCACAAATATACAGACTTAAATTCTAGCGTGTTGAGGTGGAATGATAGGTTAGATATCGACAAAATCACCAAGTTCGTCACAGATTATGCAGATCAAATGTTCTTCTATTATCGCGGTCTCGACAATCTATTCGGGCATCAAAGAGAACGTCTTCTGAAAATTGACCATTTCCCAGACGGTTGGGTATATAGTTACAACTACGGATATATGTGGCCGACAGATGTAAGAGAACAAGTCCTGCGCGAAGAACCACTTATTTGTTTATATGATTCAATGGAAAGACCACAAGATGTTAAATTATAATTACTTAAACAACTATCGTTATTGGGGTGAAGGTCTAGAAAAGATCAATCACGAAATGCCGTTTAAACACGAAGACTTTCGTAAGTCTTTGAATCCAAATACTATGGATGCTGCTATCTGGTTGGTAGAAGAATTGCAGAAATGCGTAGATGTAACCAAGCAATTAAATATTACGGTTTTGAATTCTTGGTTGGGGTTTCCGCTCGTTCCATTGTTATGCGAAAATCTAAACGTCAAGAAAATTAATTTAATCGATATCGACAAAGATGCATTGGAACTCTCTAAAGTGTTTAATAGGTATTATTCCAACACGGGTGTTGAGTTAAATCACATCAATTGGGATATTCCGTTTGCATATCATGATATCAATGCACTAGAAACAGATGTTGTTATTTCTCTTTGTTGTGAGACCATGTACCCCCTCAAGAAAATGACAACTGCAAACCCAGATTGTATTTTTGCCTGCCAATCGTCAAATGTATTCAAAGAAATGTATGGTATTAATTGCGTACCAACGATTGAAGAGCACATCGAGAATATTGGAGTTACTGATGTTTTCTACAAGGGATCTATTAAGCAGTCATATTACAGTTGGGATGGTAAGGTCGAGTTCGACCGCTTCATGGTAATAGGGAAAAAATAATATGGGTAGAGCAAGAGTCGTCGCACCACCTCCGCAAGATTATATTCCAGAACCTTTAGTGTCAGTGCCGCCTCCACCCGAGGAAGTGGTTGTGGAGGAGTGGATCGAAGGAAATTTCCAAGAAGAAATTGTTGAAGTTGAAATTATTGAACCTTCTCAAGAAGAACTTGAGAAGGGAAGAATCGCACAAGAAAAATATGAAGAATTGCAGCGAAAGAAAGCAGAAGAGGAATCTAGAATTTCTGCTGAGTTGCAAAATTTACGCGAAGAAAACCAAAGACTTACACGTGAAAAAGAAGCAGCGGAAAGAGCAAAAGAAGAACAAATTGTAAAGATGCGGCAACAGGCAACTGATCAGCGCAACAATCAACACATGATTCAATTAAACATGACACCAAAAATTCCATCGTTAATTAGTAAAATTAAAACATTATTTAGAAACCGTCGAATTAAGTCTGCTACAAATGTTGGAATTAAAAACTATGAAACTGCAATCCTCGAGCGAGCAAGAATTGCAGTTCCTAAGTTATTAGATGATATTGAAAAAATGCATGAACAGTTGACTATTCTGGAAGATCTACTCGCAAAATATAGTGAGGTTAAAAGCACTCAGGAAAAGTGAGAGGCATCCTCGCCGCTTATGTCTTCAATCATTGAGCGCCAGATTTCTAGATGCGGTACAACATATCCTAGTGTCAATCTCTTCGCAGTATTACCACAGCAGTGATATACGATTTTGTTTGGATCGCTGCGATCGCCGAAGTGACCAACCTTGCATGACCATCCCTTTGGATCGACCATAGTGACAACTTCTTTTGTTACAGGATCGAGATATCTGAAAAATCCGCCATTTTCTTCTGAGTTATATGTAATGAGAATATTATAACCAGACGCATTCCAATTAGTGTGCCATCCCATAAACCCATCTTCTGGATAATATGTGAAGACCGCATTATTTCTAGCACCGAGATAATTTATTAATTCAGAATTTGTTTCTTGCTGCCTTCTGCCATATTCAGAAGGGAACCATGGTTGTCCATGTGCCTGAGACATGTCAGTGCACCATGCAACATCAGGAAATCCAACATGATTGTGTCCCTTATTGACGATATGATTCATATACTGCTCATCAGTAGCAGTGTCCACATTCAGTCCGCCGCGACGTTTTGCTTGCATATCTTCAGGTCCGAGAACTAGATGTTGATCGTTCTGTTGGAAGAACCATTCTGTGAACGGGTCTAAAATATCTGTAAGATCTTTTGAGACTGAATTTGTAAATTTCAACATTTGATAATCCTTAATCTAACATACCGTGCGGGATAGTATAATGATAAATCACTCTCGGTTGTCCTTGGAGTTCTTCTTCTTTATATCCAGCGACAAAATTCCATCGAGCATCTGGGTCGGGAAACCGACCTGCCTTTACCCCAAAATCAAACTGGTTGAGGAGTCTCCACATCGTAAACGTATCCCACTGCAAGGCAGATTTTGGATAATGTTTGCGATCCCATTCTGGTTTATTTTGCGCCCAATACTCGTCATACCAAGCACGCATCATCTCTAAGGTTTGTGGATTATTCCGATAGACAAACAACCCACAATGCTCAGTCATTTCTTCTGTCTCGGATAACTTGGTCAGTGCTGCGTTATACGGACGATTGGCAGTGAAGATAACATCGGTATCCTCTGGGATCTGATCAAAAATCTTTTGGATGTCTTCGTGTTCGACTTCAGTATCACAGTCCATATAAACTGTCAAGTCATACGGAGTCTGATCGAGCGCCCAAAGTTTTGCTCGTTTATCGCGAGGAACATTTTCGGTAATTACATTATCAAAAATTTCATAATCATCTGGTTGCACCCATTCTTCTTGGGTGAAGAATGTGATATTTGCATCTGGAAAATAATCTTTTAAAGAAATTGCCGAGTTTCTTGCTGCCCTGTAGTAACCTTTGCGGATTGTGGCAACGTACAGGAATCCATTATTCGGCATCAACTGCTTCTTGCGCAATAGCAGTATTCGCTTCTTCTTGCATCAGTAACATTACTGTGTATGCAGTGACTTCCATAAACGTCTTAGACTTGCGAATCTTAGATTTTAAATCGCGATTCTTAGAGTTTTTAACTATATCAAGTTCGAAGGCATCCAACTTAGCAGCAAACAATTGTTCTTGTTGCACGCGAGTCTTGTCTACCTTCTGACGTTCAAGGTTTTGCTTTATTTGATTATTTCGTTCTTCCATGCGCCGATCAGTATTGGCATCGATCTGCCCGATACTATAGAGACGCATCACTTCTTCGTAATCACGATTGCTACCATCATTCATGATGGATGCAGTAACACGCTTATTAGTGTCAGGATAGAAAAACTCAGCGATGATATGCTGACGTTCTTTATTCGCCCAATAAGGATTTTCGATCTTACGGGTAACTACAGGTGAGGTATTAATCAATTCAATTCTCCATTAGAAATAATAGTCATGGTAACAGTATATATAATAATTGCTACAAAGTCAATAGATTTATGCAGTTTTTACCCACAAATATACTGTTGAGATGGTGTCTTTAGTCGCTTGAATGGTCGCACCAGAATAGGTTCCTGAAAACGACTGCGTATACGATCCGCTATAGAAACCAGTATATGTTGCAGTTCCTAGATAGAATCCTGTATAGTTGCCAGTAAAGTTCCCAGTGTATGTACCCGTATAGGTAGCACTTCCTAGATAGAATCCTGTATAGTTGCCAGTAAAGTTCCCAGAATAGGTTCCTGTATATGTGGCAGTTCCTGCATAGAATCCAGTATAGTTGCCACTAAAGTTTCCAGTGTATGTACCCGTATAGGTAGCAGTTCCTGCATAGAATCCTGAAAAAATTCTCGCATAGAATCCAACATAATTACCTGTATAGTTTGCTGGACCAATATAGTTTCCACTAAAGAATCCAGTGTAGTTGCCTGTATATGTTCCAGTATAGTTTGCTGTACCAATATAGTTACCAGTAAAGAACCCAGTGTAGTTGCCTGTATATGTTCCAGTATATGTAGCAGTTCCTGCATAGAATCCAGTAAAGAATCCAGTGTAGTTACCCGCATAGAATCCAGTATAGTTTGCGGGACCAATATAGTTACCAGTAAAGTTCCCTACATAGTTTCCACTATAGTTGCCAGCATAATTAGCAGCATAGTTTCTTGAACCAGAGAAAGTGCCAAGATAGTTGCCACTATAGTTACCTGCATAGGATGCAGCATAGTTTCTTGAACCCGAGAAGAAACCTACATAGTTTCCACTAAATGTTCCCGCATAGTTACCAGCATAGTTTCTCGATCCAGCATAATTTCCAAGATAGTTACCGCTGAATGATCCGAGATAGTTGCCACTAAAGTTACTCGCATAAGTTCCTAGATAGTTACCAGCAAATGCTGTTCCAACGAAACCACCGAAAAATGGTGCATAGAATCCGAGATAGTTGCCACTAAAGTTTCCTAGGTAGGTTCCAGAGAAGTTTCTTGAATATGTTCCGAGATAGTTACCTGCATAGGATGCAGCATAGTTTCTTGAACCCGAGAAGAAACCTACATAGTTTCCTGAGAAGTTACCTGCATAAGATCCAGCGTAGTTTCTCGAACCAGCAAAGAATCCAGTATAGTTGCCACTAAAGTTGCTGGCATAGTTACCAGCATAGTTTCTAGAACCTGCAAAAGTTCCTAGGTAAGTTCCGCTGAAGTTTCCTGAATATGTTCCGGAATATGGAGCAGTGCCAGCATAACCACCAGCATAGTTGCCGCTAAATCCACGAGAATATGAACCAGAGTAGTTTGCTGGACCTACGTAACCACCAACATAGTTGCCACTGAATCCTCGTGAGTATGAACCAGAATATGGGGCAGGTCCAACATAACCTCCAACATAGTTACCGCTGAATCCTTGTGAGTATGATCCGGAATATGGAGCAGTGCCTGCATAGGCTCCTGAGTATGTACCAGAAAAGTTACCGACATAGTTGCCCGTATAGTTTGCTGGACCTATATATCCGCCGCTGAAATTGTTGGCATAACTACCAGAGTATCCACCAGAGTAGTTTGCTGGACCAACAAATCCGCCGCTGAAATTATTTGCAAAAGTGCCAGAATATGTTCCGGAATAGTTTGCTGGACCAACAAATCCACCACTAAAGTTATTTGCAAAAGTGCCAGAGTATCCACCAGAGTAGTTTGCTGGACCTACATATCCACCAGCATAATTACCACTGAAGTTACCAACATAGTTACCAACATAGTTACTTGGCGAAATTTGTTCTCTGGTATCAGTAGTAGAAGTTCCTAATTGGACCCATGTTCCGCCAGATGGTGTTGAAGATTGAACCTTGTATGTCCCTAAACCAGAATCAATAATTCTATTACGGAAACTTGGTAGCATCTGCAGAATTTCGCCAGAGGACATTTCTTTAATGTCCTTGGTATTGATCAGTTTAAGTGGTTTAAGACTTGTATCTGGAGTGCTAGTCGCCGCAGTTTTCTGCCAAAGGTAAGTAAGAGTATTACCACCGTTTGCAACATCAGTCAGTGTGTAGCGAGAAACCCACGTTCCACCGCTGGGGGCAGTTGCTTGTAGACGATATTGTCCAGCAGTATACGAACTTTCGGCGACCATCGCAGAAATAGCATAATCAAGCAATTCACTATCAATTTCTGCATCAGACATTTCTTTGATGCGGTCAGTGGAATATTTGATCGGTCTATTAGTAATACTTTCAGTCGCCGCAGCAGATACCTGCTTTGCGTAATATGTTACAGTATCAATCGCACCAGTAGCTGGGTGAGTTCCTGTTGCCTCTTGACGATCTGTATCAACAAAGGTTCCGATTGCAGTTCCTGTGCCAGTATTATTTGTGGTGATATTAATTTCACCAGTACCTGTACCATCAGCATTCGCACCAAAGGAAACTGTTAGGATATTTGCTACATAATTTTTGATTTCATCTACAGACATTGCCTGCAACCCCTGCATATTTGCAGAGGTTACTGGTGTCGCAGAAGATTTAATTCTAAGAACCATAGTTATGCAGTCCTAATCCAAAGTTTAACCGTTGATATTGTGTCCTTCGAGGAAAGCACAGTTGCTCCGGAATACGTCCCCGCGAATGTTCCAGTATAATTACCCGTAAAGAAACCACCGTATGCAGGTGAAGTATAAACGCTAGTAAAGAAACCAGTATAGAACCCTGTATATATAGCAGTTCCTGTATAGAATCCTGTAAAGTTACCTGCACTGGTGAAACTACCAGTATAAAACCCAGTATAATTACCTGTATATGATGCAGTTCCTGTATAGAATCCAGTATAGAATCCAGTGTAATTACCAGTGTATGCTGGACCAATAAAGTATGCAGTATATGCAGTTCCAGTCGCTCCAGTATAGTAACCAGTATATGGTGTTCCTGGAATTGGTGCACCAGTATAGTAACCAGTGTAAGGTGTTCCTGGAGTTGGTTCGCCGCTATAGAAACCAGTGTAAGGTGTTCCTGGAGTTGGTTCGCCGCTATAGTAACCAGTATATGGTGTTCCTGGAGTAGATGGACCTGTATAGTAACCAGTATATGGCGTAGCAGGAGTAGATGGACCTGTGTAGAATCCAGTATATGGCGTCGCTGGGGATGGTTCGCCACTATAGAACCCAGTATATGGTGTTCCTGGAGTGGAATCGCCAGTATAGTAACCAGTGTATCTTGTAGGAACGAACAACGGTCCTGGATCCCCTGGACCTGCTCCTCCAGGTCTTGGAACCAAGGTTCCTGGCTGAATAGGCGGACCACTGTAGAACCCAGTATATGGTGTCGCTGGAGTAGATGGACCTGTATAGAATCCTGTGAATGATTTTGGAACTGCTTGTGCAGTATAGAACCCAGTGTAAGGTGTTCCTGGAGTAGAAGAACCAGTATAGAAACCAGTGTATGGTGTTCCTGGAGTCGATGGACCGCTGTAGAACCCAGTGAATGGTGTCGCTGGAGTAGATGGACCTGTATAGAAACCAGTGTATGGTGTTCCTGGAGTAGATGGACCTGTGAATGATTTTGAAACTGGTTGTGCAGAATACACTCCAGTGTAAGGTGTTCCTGGAGTAGAATCGCCAGTATAGTAACCAGTATATGGACCAGTCGGATTTCCTACAAGAGTATAGAACCCAGTGTATTCCGCAATAGTCGGAACTACACCTTGGTAGAACCCTGTATAAATTCCTGGACCTGTGCTTGTGTACCATCCAGAATAATTTCCTGGAACAAGAGCCTGTCTATAATTCGTGATTGGTGGTCCTGGTTCACCTGGGAAAATTGGTGGTCCTGGTTCATATCCCTCATAGAATTCTAACGAAGGTACGCCAGTGTAAGTTCCCAAGTAATTCTGGGTGACAGGCGAACCACTATAATTACCAACATATGGAGTTAAAATTGGACCCATGAAGTCTTGCTCAGGCGGTCCATCACCTGTATAAGTCCCAGTAAACGACCCACCTGGATTTGTCCCACTATAGAATCCAGTATATGGCGTAGCAGGAGATGCACCGCCAGTGTAGTAACCAATGAAAAAGGCAGGAAGTTGGCCCGACGGAAACCCATTGAGATCGGCAACATCCCATTTCAGCGTATAGAATCCAGTGTAGGATGTTCCTGGAGTCGACGGTCCAGTATAGTAACCAGTATATGGTGTTCCTGGAGTGGAATCGCCAGTATAGTAACCAGTATATGGTGTCGCTGGAGTAGATGGACCTGTATAGTAACCAGTATATGGTGTTCCTGGAGTGGAATCACCAATATAGGTTCCTGAAAAGAAGGCAGGAATCTGTCCCGACGGCATCCCATTGAGATCGGCAACATCCCATTTCAGCGTATAGAATCCAGTATAGAACCCAGTATATGGCGTAGCAGGAGTAGATGGACCTGTATAGAATCCAGTATATGCAGGCGCTGGAGTTAGATCTGCAGTATAGAACCCAGTATATGGTGTTCCTGGAGTCGACGGTCCAGTATAAAACCCAGTGTAAGATGGTGCTGGAGTTGATGGTCCAGTGTAGAAACCAGTAAAAGTTTCACCTGGAGTTGATGGTCCAGTGTAGAATCCAGTGTATGGTGTTCCTGGAGTTGATGGTCCAGTATAGAATCCAGTGTATGAAGGTGCTGGAGTTGATGGTCCAGTATAGAAACCAGTGTATGAAGGTGCTGGAGTTGATGGTCCAGTATAGAAACCAGTAAAAGTTTCACCTGAAGTTGATGGTCCAGTATAGAACCCAGTGTATGAGGGTGCATCAACAGAATATGGTATTCCATCGCGCTGAGTGGTATACGCAGGTCCAGTATAGGATCCTGTGTATGCTCTACTATAGGTTACGAAATTTTCTACAATAGTTCTAGTGTATACTCCGCTGAAACTGCGAGTGTACGTTGGACCTGCACCAGTAAAAACTCCAGTATAATTCGCAGGTCCAGTATAACCAGCAGAGAAATTATTGCTGTATCCAGGACTTGTGAATGGTGAGGTATATGGTGGACTGCCATATGCTCCGCTATACGTTCCTGTATAGTTACCAACATAATTTTGCGGAGAAACTTGCTCTCTAGTATCAGTAGTAGAGGTTCCTAATTCAACCCATGTTCCGCCACCTGGAGCAGTCGCTTGCAGTTTATAAGTTCCGATATTAGTATCGATAATGCGATTACGGAAGTTCGGAACCAACTGCTCAATTTCGGCAGCGGTCATAATCTTCAACGAGTTGGCATCATTACTTTTTAATGGTGCAAGAGAATCGTTGGCGACTGTTGAAGCAGCGGTTTTTTGCCACAGGTAGGTTGTGGTATTTCCGCCATTCGCGACATCAGTGAGCGTGTATCTTGCTTGCCAAGTTCCACCTGTAGGAGCAGTTGCTTGTAGTCTATATTGACCAGCAGTATATTCAGATTCGGAAACAAACGCCGAAATCACAGTATCCAAAACACCGTCCAGATTAGCATCAGTCATTCGGCGAATGCCATCAGAATGCCATGCGACAGGACGAGCAGTTACGCTTTCGGAAACAGGAGCAGTTACTTGCTTTACATAATAGGTAGTAGTAGTTATGTCACCCGTGGCAGGATGTGTCCCAGTCGCTTCAGTTCTATCCGTGTCAACGAACGTTCCAATAGAAGTTCCTGAACCCGAATTATCTGTTGTGATGTTTATCTCAGCAGCGCCAGATCCAGTGGTATCCGTCGCAAACTTAGTTGTGATGACATTTGCAATATAGTTCTGAACCTCTGCGTTGGTCAAAGGTTCCAGTCCGCTGAAAACAGCAGACGTAATTGGCGTCGTAGATGCTTTGACCTTTAGAGGATTCATTTTAGTTCAACCTGTTACCACTTGTATCGTAAACAATAAGATTAGTAATGCGATACCAATCTTGCGTATCCTGCGCAACTAACTGAACAGAACTATATGGTGCCAGATTAACAGCAACGTTCACAGTTCCTTCGTCAATGACGTCAGATGTGTTTGGATAAACCTTAATGGTAACCGCAGTAGTATTGACAATAGTAACAGAAACGCCTACAGCAGCAGTCGGGAGTTTGACACCTTGGTTTGCTGTTGCCGAGGTAACAATATTGACTGTTTTTGTCAGCGCAGTTGCGCCACCTTGATCAGTTCCTGCTGCAGCAACCGATGCATTTACTGATGGGATAAATGCGCCAGTTAGTGTCAGGTTCTCGAACGATGGACTGTCACCAGATTGATACTTATCTTGATTGAGGTTGGTAAAGTTATCATCAACCTCATTATTTGTTAAAGGTACGCCCTTGGCGGACCTCAGTGTAATTGTGCTCATGCTTTCCTACCTTCATGATTGTTGAGAATTTGTGTTAACAAAGATTTAATTTCCGTCATCTCATTCTTTAATTCATTAATCTCAATTCCATATGACTTCATTTGTTTAAGTCTTTCACGTTGTGCATTATATGCTGCTAATTCATGTTTATCAGTAGAGACAATTGCTTTGGAGTCTCCATCTCTAATGTATTTATTCGTATCTTGAAGTGCGAATTTTGCCATATTATACCTGCAGCGCGATTGCTCTCAGTTCCTTAAACTTAGGAACAACAGAACTGTTGTTAGAGAACATGACAATCTTAATCGCCATTTTGTCAAATTTGGTATAAGTCGCACCCGAATACGTGTATGTGAAGGGTTCATCTTCTAGTTCGTCAACTTTATTTGCCTTTGGTATTTTATATTCATACTCAACAAATCCAGCAGCGGCAGTAGAACTTAGTGGCGATACACTCGTCTCTAGTTCCAACCAATCAAGATCTTCAAAGTTTCTAGAGTCTGATGCATTCTGCAACTTAGCATATATTCTTGCTGAAGTTCCTGCTGGTAGATAATTACTCAGATAGACCCTCAAATCTTCTGAGTTACCATCAAGATTAACTCGGCGCGAAATATATTTAGAACTTGCAGTACCAACATTAGTATCTTCATCTCTATTACCATCATCTGAATTGATGAAGTTAGAAATACAAATCAATGAACACTTTCTAAGATCGATCACAGGAGAAACTGTATCAGTCATTGTTTTCATACCAAATCGAAGATTCATTGACTTATTGCCACCAAGATCCTCAGTCTCGTTTGATTTTGAGAAAATTGCTGCTTCTGTTAGGATGTCATTTGTTTCACCAAACGTTAGTCGCTCATATGTATTTCCTGCACCAGATGCTCCAGTTGCAGTCTTAGCATAAGTCCAAACACCCGTAGTTGGCGTGAAGTCCATGTAACCGATATTAGTCTGGATAGAGTTGATCAGTTTATTTTCGACTTCAGCAACTGTAGTTTTGATTGTTCCGTTTGTGATTATATCTGCAGCAGCAAATTCGCCTTCTTGTACAACAATCTTCAGAACGTTATGCAACGGATCATATTGCTTAACATAACCATACTTTGTGTCTTCTTCAGATCCTAGAACGTAAACCTTTTCACCAGCAGCGAACTTGGTCGGGGTCACTGCATCATTAGAAACAAGAAGCATCTGCTCTGAAAGTGCAAGATAGTCATAGTTAGAATTCTGGAACTTGGCAGTCGAGATAACTGATGTATCAAAGATTGCGCGATACAGAGTAAACTTTATATCTTCTGCTTGCTTTTCGCTCCATGTGCGATTGTTTGCAGAAGTGAACAGCATACCAACATTTGGTTGTTCTGAAATTCTCTTAGAAGTACCTACTTCATTTTCACCAATTTCAGAAACCCATGTAGTATATCCAGGATCGTTACCTGCAGGCAGAAGAACGAAACAATATTCTGTATTGTTTTGCAGATATACTGGTGATGGGAATGTGAAGCGAGTTTCTGCGAATGTTACTACACCTGCCAGATTTTCAGTCGATACAGCAACATCGTCTGCATTCAAAGTAACTTCGCCGAATGGAAGAACCTTCTCCGATGGGAATCCGTTAATCATCTCACGAAGTTGTAGAGTAATTGGTGCAGTTCCCCTGCTTCTGAAGTATACATCCAGACCAGTTGCGAATGTTCCAAATGGCATACCATCGACAAAGAAACTTTGTGCGAGTGGATCTAATGCTCCAAAAGGACCAATACCAAAGAACCCAAGATTTCCAAAATCTATTCCAAAATCTGGGAACCCATTATCGTCGAAATTAAACTCTACCAACTCAGGTTCTGCTGGTGGTCCAGGAGGAGGAGGAGGCGGAGGTGGTGGTGGCGCTGGTGGTATAATTGGAGGAACTGGAACTTCCCTCTCAATAACAATAGTGGGATTGTTAGTAATATTAGTAACTTCTTCCACCAGAGTAATATTATTGACCACTGTATTTACCACATTTGTAGTATTAACAAGTGTTGTATTATTAGTGACGTTAGAAACGTTTGTAGTATTGTTAACAGTTGTAAAGGTATTATTTACTGTAGTGTTCTGAATTGTTCCTACTGTTCTCTCACCAATACGATTTGTTGTAGTATTGTTTTCTGTTACCGAACGTGAATCGCTAACATTGGTAAACGCAATATTTGCCTCTCTAGTAGAGACAACAGTTCCTTCAACAACCTGCGAGAGACCGTTAGCAGAGAATGAATTTGTGGCAGAAGTTGTAACGAATGGAGATCTGTTAAACGGATCATCACAAACTCTGAAATTCTTAGTTCCAACTCTGAATGTATTCGCAGGGATTCTAAACTGGATCGCCAGTTCTCCGTTGTCATCAGTAACCAAAGGTGCACCATAAACACCCGTTGGACCAGCAATAGCATATGCAGAATATTCTGCTGGATCAGTCGGTGATGCAGTTAGAGCAGCACTTGATAGTGGGCGACAGTGCGCAGATACATCAATACCATCGAAGAATGGATAGATTCTTGTATCTGGTTTTAGTCTTTTAGTTTTAACTGTAATTGTAACGCTTCTCATATATGGAATTATAGAAGCATTTGTTACACGATTACCAAGATCTTTCGTCGTAGTTTGCGGAGTGACACCCATAGTCACACCTTGACGTGTTTGACGCTGCGTGGTAGTAGTAGTTGAGATCTGAATTTGCTCTTGGAAAAGAGTATCACCAGAAACTCTAGTTTGTCCGCCTGTCGTAGTTGTATCGGTAGAAATCGAGCGACCAGTTACGATATCCTGCCAGTCATTCCATTGAGTTCCCCATGCATTTGCCATAGCAGCAAAGTTATCATAGTTACCATCAAAGTTTACTGCAAGGTCAGGAAGAACCGCAGTATCAGTCCAGTTATCGACTGGTGGATCAAGAGTCATGTCACCAATGTAATTGAATAGAAGTTCGCCTACGCAATTTCTTGATTTCGAGGCAAATTTATTCTGAGTAAGAACACCATAGTTATATGGAAGTGTTAGAAGATCGCCTGTCTTTTTTACGCCAATAGAATTTGCAGAATCAAAAATTAGATCAACATTTTCGATATTAAAGTAAGGACGGAGTTCTTGATTGACTGCATCAATCGAGCAACTATAGTTGAGATCCTTTGGATTACCTACATTATGTCCAGTAAACGCATCTACTAGAATACCATGTTTAAATCTATTCAACATTTCATCTGTGGCACTCGGAATAAACAGAGACTCTGTTGCTTTTTCGAGAAGTGTCAGAGTAGTATAATATTCTAGGCGAGAAACACGTTGTTCAATTGCACCAATATCGCGCATTGTATAGCGTCGATTATCAAGGGTACGGAAAGTTACACCATATTCATTGCGCCCTGTTGACTTTGCAACATTAGGAGCAAGCGAAGGATATGGTGGAATTGTAACGATCGCAATACACATCGCGTTTTCTGGAGTAAGTGGTTCGACAGGAGTTAGTGATGGAGTTCCACTAACTGCGCTGAACACTCCATGGTCATCCATTACGATCTTGTCTTTACGACCAACGTAATATTCGTAGTTGATATTAATTTCTTGCTCAGGACGAGGAATAGTAAGATTACTCAATCCCAATGGTTTAAATATTGTTCCAGTTGAATTTGCTGGATTGACTGGTACTGAATCGATTTGTGCAAATGTGACTGGATCGACGGAATCAGTGATTCTTACTCGGAAGTCTAGCGTGTCGCGCAGGTCATACGATTCACCAGTGGTTGGTGAAGTATAAATCGGAATCTCGTATGTCTTAATAAACGCACTATCAGGTTCTGCACTATCCAATACGTCATACGAGTCTACCGCGAAGTAACCAGCAGGTGATGACTCTGTACCATGAGTGAAGTAACTAAACTTGACAATCAGATTAAAACCTTCCAGAGAAGGTGCATTATTTGCTTGTATCAGTTTAGCAAGTTCGTATGTGTTATCACGCTGACCATTATCCAACGTATATTGTGAGATAATATCAGTACCAGTTGTTACAGCGAGTGAACGTGTAGAAGTTCCAACTGGTGCCACCAGTCCAACTGGTGCTCTGTAAACAGCATCAACAGAGAATACGTCAGCAACGCCCAAGTTTAATGACGCAGCGCCATCTACCTTGAAGAAGTATTGATCATTGTTACCTGTCCCCGAAAGGTTTATTGCTGAGCCACCCGACGATGCAGAAACCGAGAAAGTGTTTACTCCAAGTCTGATTGCGAAATATTCAGTCCCATCAGTAAGTCCGCCGATCGGAGTTCCACCATTCGCTTTATACTTGATTTTATCATTCGTTTGCAGACCATGGTTATTATATGTAATAACTTCAGTGCTAGTATTTACTCCAGTGGTAGGAATTTTTAGTGAAAGATCAAACGCAACATGTCTCGCTCGGTTCAGAGTTTTTGTTAGAGGTGCTGCAAAGTTTACTTCAACCGTAGAATATACTGTAACCGTATCAGAGAAACCAAGTCCAGAAAAACTAATAATTTGCGAAGAAGGATCCTGTGCATCAACTGTGCCTACTGTTAGATCAACAATTGCACCACCAGTATCTCGAACCATCAACAAATTATTGTTTATATACGACTCAATTGCATCATTTTCATTCTGGATGAATTTCTCATTACCTGAAAGGGTAATGCTACCAACACCTGATACGATATCAATATTTTCATACACCTTAGTATAATATAGAGATGTTTCGTAGTTACCAGAAGGGGTAACAGGTTTGATTGTCTTAGTGGCACGCGATGGCATTCTATAGAGAAGTTTATTATATTGAGATGATTTCAATACAGACTCTACAACGTCAGCATAACCATCGTTAGTTCCACTGGTTGAGTAATACAATCCGCTGACGTCGGCGAAGTCTCCTGCTGTCATCTGAACATCGTAAACATAGATGTTGTATTTTGCGGTAGCAGAACCAACGTCTCCGTCTACATATTCAATGTGACGAACACGAGCAGTACCAATTTCAGTACCTTGAACTGCTGTCTGTGAACCAGAAACGCCATTTTGCGGATCAGTGCGCAGAGAAATCTTAGAACCATCTAGTGGTAGAACACCCTTATAGTCTGTTACTACAACATAGTTACCATAAGCGGAACTAATGGGAACACTATATTTCGCTACTGTGTCGATACCCTTTTCAGTAATAGCATATTCTGTCTGGCGGGTTTCGTACTCGTAACCACGAACATATGCCTTGCCCGCTTCAAGACCAACTGCTAGGAGAAACTCATTACCACCAAGTTCTTCAGTATAAAGACCGTTATTACCACCAACATCGAGATGTTCGCGAACCAGAACAGGAAATGCCTTTACCGTATAGTTACCTGATTCATCATATGTTCTGCGTGCTAGATTTTCGCCAAGTTTGGCATAGATGTCAGAAGTATGTGTTCTATTAAGACCACCAGAAACAACTGTCGCAACTTCATAATACCCGTCTGGGATTGTATCCCCAACATTGACGAAAATTAGGTCAGTCGATACATAGTATCTGTCTGCACCAGGAGCAGCAAAGTTATATGTGCCTTGTGCTGGATCGAGAAGAGTCTCGCCCACTACACCATCTCCCGTGTCTATTACTTGCTCATCTGCACCAACGCATACGCTACCTGTTGGGTTACTAGTATACTTTGAAAGATAAATTGTTTGCGAACTATGGAGAATAAATTTACCGTCGATATAAAGAATACCTTCACCGACAGTCATGCGAGTGGCACGACCCCAATAGTTATTTGTCAATACGTCAGTATCAACTTCAAGTGCTTGAACATTAAATGTATCATTTGCCAGAGGGTCTGTGTCCTCTGGGTCCGGAGTTGGCACGACTGTAAGAGTTTCTGCGCCAGTGAAGTGAACAGCATTTGTGCTACCGTCACCGCTGATATATCTTAGATAAAGAGTTCCTGGATCTGTTGTTGTTGCTTCAATTGCGTCTACGATTACTGCTGTAAGACCGTTACCGCCCTCGACTGTTCTACCGATATATTCTGGCAGTCGTGCATTTTCAGCAGCATTTGCATCAATTTTTACATATGATAATTCATTATCAATCTGAACGTCGCAACCTGAAACGATCGCGCCATTCTTGAAAATATGGTCGCCGAACTTATTAACTTGATTTTGGAGAATGGT